TGCTCCCGGGCCGTGGTCAGGATGTCGCCCAAAAGGGAGTCATCGGCCAGCGTTGCTGATTCCGTCAGGATGTCCGCCCCGAACTCACAGGCCGCAAGAAGCACCTGGCCGGCTGCACGGATATACTGCTTTGTCCCGGTATAGGCTTTCTCATAGGTGGCGTTATCATTCGCCGTTGTGATCTGTGTAAACGCCCCGCCTGTCCAGTCGGCCCAGGTCGTACCGTCATCGGATTCCTGAATCTTGATATCCACTGTCCCATCTTCGCCGTTGGTCCCGGCCTTGAGCGTGACCACAGACGACTTGCCGAGCACATCCACGGCAGAGCCGAGGAGTGCATAGCCCTCGGTTATCGCGTGACTCCCGGGGGCTATGCTCTGGGTGCTGGTGATGTTATCGGCAAAGGATCCGCTGTCGAGCCGCAGATGCAGCTTGAGCTCGTTGAGGGTGATCGGCTCGATAGTGGGGGCTGTGGTCTGGATGAGGTTCATGCTTACTTTTTCCTATCAGCCTTCTTTTTTTGAGCCTTCTTTTTCGGTTCAAGCTTGTCTGTTTCCGTTCCTGTTTCCGGCTCCAGGTTTTTGCTTTTTACCTCTTCCGGCTCAGTGTAATGGCGCCTGCTCAACATGGCTCCTGCCTCCCTAAGCGGGGGAGCCGAAGGGCTCCCCCTTCTTGCTGTTACGCTGCCTCTACGTATGCCCCATCTTCCGCAGGCACATACCAGAGGGTCCAGGTGATGGTACCGGTGTTGGTTGCCGCGCCTACCGTCATCTTGAGGTCTCCAGGTTGAAGAACGTACACCGGGGCTGCGCTCAGAATGGCCGCGCCCTCACCGGTCGAAACGACGAGCGCGGAACCAACGGCTGCCGGAAGGGTCAGCATGGTGTCTACCGCCTTTTCCGACAAAGATCCGCTGGCGATGGAAAGAGGTGTATCCGTCCCATCGACAACATGCTTAATGAGGATCGTGGTTGCCGCGGCCTCCATCGCCCCATCACACTCTCCGACCAGACCGAGGAGGAGAACCTTGCCACCGGATACCGTGAACAGATCCACGTCAGCAGTTGCCGCGCAGGAAGAGGTGGCTTTTACGACTCGCATTCCCGCATTGATGTCGGCAATACGAGCTTGGGTTGAGGGATTATAGTTAGCCATCGCTCATCCCCCTTATGCCAGCATGGTCGCTGAACGATTACCCGTGAAACGAGGCTGTACGATTGCGACCGCATGAACGATGCCCGCCGTAGCAGCCACGGTGCCGGTGAGCCAGGAATGGCCGTTGGTGATAGCGGAACAGTCAACCTCGCATACAACCATCTTCGTGGTGCAGGTAAGCGCCTGAGTGCTGGTCGCGCTCCCGGTCGCGCCAAGAACGTCACAGGATGCCGCGCTTCCGGCAACAGCCGTGCCGATTGCAGCGCCGCCCATTGCGTAGCTGAAAGGCACTGCCGTGGTCTTTGTACCGGCGTCCGTTCCGGAACTGAACGAGAAGGTGACATCTCCGGTGGTAGCCCCACAGGTGAAGATGAAAGTCACGCTGTGGGCGTTGGATACGTTGATGCTGTCGAGATCCGTGCTTGCGCCGATGTTTGCGCTCGTCAGCAAGGGAATGATTTTTGCTTTTTCTGCGAAATTCATTTTGTCCTCCTTTCCTTACGATGCTCTGGTGGCGAGCGCCACGAAGTGGGACAGAGTGTCGCTACCCTTGTACGGAGTCAGGGCGGTCTCTCTCTCCGGCTGGCCATCTATCCTCATGACGAACCGAAATACACACTCGTCGTAGTCGAACTTGACATGGATACTCATCGCCGACTCGATTCCGCCCTTTTCAGCAAGCAGGTAGCCGTTGAGGTCCGCGAATATGATGTCTCCGATGGTTCCGACCGACGCACACTGCTCAATGGGGATGACCGGCCTGCCGAGAATGGTGTTGTACGGCTGACCGCTCAGGCCGCCAGCGGGCATGAAAATGGGTGCGCCGCCAGTGCCGACCGCCAGGGACATGGTGTAAAGCTGCGGCAGGGTATTCTGATTTACGAGCCACACGGCATTGTTCAGAGACCCTGCGAACATCCGGGCATACATTTTTACGATGTTCTCAGCCTGGATCGTTGCGGCCTTCTGTCCCGTTTCTTTTGCTACCGTGGCAAGACATCCGGACTTGAGGATGCCGAGGGGCTGCCCTACGCCAGTGCCGTTAATGATAGCATCATCAAGCAGGAAGCCGAACTCTGCCGGGAATGCCTGCCGGATGAACCCCTCCAGGGCGGAAGCGTCGGACAGGAGCTCATCGGTTGCATAGCAGAGGCCAATGAGCTTCTTGAGCTTCAACTCGATCTCACGGAACTTGGGCTTGCTGGCTGTCTTCTGTGCGGCTTCGGCCTTCCAGTAGCCAATGACTCCGCCAAACCGGGAAGACGCACGGGAACTTTCGTCCACGCCATTGATCTTGATTGAGTTCGCGTTGCCAGAAATCGAATACCTACGGCAGCGCTGCGCCAGAATGCCGGTCTGAATGACCTGCTGGAGCAGATCGGATGCAAAGTCAGACTGTACCAGAAAACCACCGTCAGAGGGGACCGCCTCGCTCATGCCGGTTGTGGCATTGCGAAGCCTGGGGTCAACCTGTCCGCCGGGAGCTCCAGCGCGGATGGTCGCAACGAGGAATTCACCCAAACTGCCGAACTTTTCCTTGTCCTTTACCGCCACGGTGTTGGCGGGGATACGGCTCTGCACGGTCTTGGTCGGCTCGGGCTTCTCCAACTTCTCGGAGATGCTTGCCTGCCGCTCCAGGGTTGCCACGATGCCGTTCAACTCTTCCACGGTGTCAAGGATCTCGTTCTTGAGCAGAACTTCGTCACTCTTGAGATCCCGGTTTTCCGCCGTAGCCTGAGCATCGATATCCACAGCCTTCTTCATGAGGGCCGCGATGTCTGCCTTGTACTGCGATATGGTCTTCATGCCTGTTTTTCTCCTTGTTTTAATTGGATGGTGCGACTGTCTCAGCCCTGATAAGCAAGTCTGTGACGCGGTCCCTCTTGTTTGGCTTCTGGTTTGCAACCTCCCGTTGCTCTGCCGAGTCAGCATCCCGCTGATTCTCGATCACCGGAGCCGGAGCAGGTCCCTGTTCGGGGGCCGCATCCCGCAGATCCCCATCCTTGAAACCGCCCGCAAGAATGGCCTTTGCCAGATTTGCGCTTATGCCTGCGTCACGAAGGGCTTTCTCAATCGCCCGTTTTGATGCCTTCTGATTTCTGGTTTTGAGTGCTTCGGGAGCGTTGTTGAAAATGGACAGGTCATAGCTGCCCTCGACCGGGGTGCCGTCATAGATCCTGTCAGCAAAGCCTTTTTCCAAAGCTTCTTTCGCCGGGAACCATGTTTCACCGGCCATCCACGCAAGAACATCATCCATGGTGTTGCCGGTACGCTTCACATAGTCATTGGCTATGGATTCATTGATTTTTGAATGGAGTTCGATTTCCTTTTCTATGGTTTCCTTCAGGTCTGCCAGGTCATCTATGTTGAAATATCCGAGGATATCCATAAAGCTGGCGGCGTTGTGGATCATGAAAAAGCCGCCCTCCACGATCTCGATTTCATCTGCCCCCATGACAAGGAAGCTAGCCGCTGATGCCGCAAGGCCGTCAATATGGGCTATGACCTTCGCCTTGTGTTGCATGATAGCGGTCTTCATGGCTCTGGCAGCAAAGACATCCCCGCCCTGCGAGTCGATGCGAAGATGGATAACGTCGGAGGTAACTTTGTTGAATTCCTTGATGAATTCCAGATGATCTATTCCCCAATACCCGCCGATATCACCGTACAGGTAAACCGTGGATTCACTCTGCTTGTCCTGAATATTGGCCGCCTTATTCTGCACCGGGCGTACTGAGGTTTTCTTACTGATTATCATCTGGCTTTACCTCCGTGGTTTTCTTGGACTGCTGGAACGAAAAATATTCATCGATCTTGGAGAGCGGGACCATGTTGTTCGCCGGGATGAAATGTTCATCCGCGTACGGGCTCGGGTCTGGGTCCCAATCCTCTTTCTCGCGGATCTCATTGATGGACATCGCGCCGATTCCAAACATTTTGGTGTAATATGCGGCTCTTTCGTCGGCATTGGCGCGCAAGATCCCGTCCGCATTGTGTCTGGTGTAGAGCCCCTGCCGGTATCTCTCGGGCTCGGTGAGGAGCTGCATGTCATAGTTCTGTTCAAGGCGGATAAGCCAGGGCAGGATGGAATCAGTGAAGAAACTGCGCTGCTCGCTCTCGATGTTGCTGAAAGATGACTTTGTGAGATCCTTCAACTTGTGCGGGGGGAGGTTGTACCAGCGGGCAATTTCTGGGATTTGGAACTGTCGGAACTCCAAAAACTGAGAATCTTCGGGTGGAATGCCGATTTTCTCAATTTTCATGCCCTCTTCAAGCAGCAAAAGACGGTGAGACTGCCCCAGGCCGCTATGAGCTTCGGCAAGGGATGATTTCAGGTTTTCATGAGCCTGCGGAGAAAGCTGATTCGGATGTGTAACTACCACGCCGGGATGTGTCCCGTTGCCGAAATAGAGAGAGCCGAAAGTTTCCATCGCCATGCCGAGACCGATGGATTTTCGGGCCATTGCAATCACGGAATAGCCCCGATAACCGTCAAATCCAAGGCCGGAAACGTGCAAAACATGCTCTCTGGTGAGGATTATCTCTTTACCGTCCACCCGAATGCGGTAGATGAGAACGCCATCTTTCCAGTCGATATCCACTCTATTCGGGGGGATGGGCCATAGGGCGGATATCTCCCCGACTCCATTACGGACAATTTCATAGAAACAGTTGCCCCAGGTCAGAATGTGTGCCATGCCGACTTCGCGGCCCACCTGGGCAGTCATGTAGGGGTTGAATTGGGTATGCAGAATATGAAAAAGACGCTTATCGGTGGCGCGAATGGTTTTCCTATTCTCTTTCCTGAGCAGGTGCAGAGGTAAGCATGACACAGTGCCGGAAATGAGGGAAACAGCATTCCAGACAGCGGAATAGGTCAATGCCGTCTCTTCCGTGACCGTCTCACCGGAAAGCGCCTGCGAGCCTATCAGCCGCCAGAGGGAAGGATTCCAGGCTTTTTCGTCCGATACGGACAGGTTTTTGATGGGTCCGAAGGCTATTCTATCGACAAGGAAGCCCATTATTTAGCCACCTTCGCCCTACCCTTCATCACAAGGGCCAGCAGCATAAGCAGGAAGCCGCAGACCGAAAACGCGAGTCGCGGGTCATAGCCATACAACCCATATCCGAGCATTCCGAGGCCGCCGAGCAGGATGAAATCCCTGATGTCAAAAGCGTCTACAAGGATTTTGAGGAGGGATAAGAGGTGGGGCGCAAAAACTTGGGTGATCTTGAGGTAAAACGACAGCTTTGCGGTGGAAGTGCTCGCCATTTGGTATTATGAGACACGATTTTCCCAAATGGTGCTACGGACAAAGACGGACAAAATAGGACAATTGCGGACAGCTTATAAAGTTGCCTCCCGCATCCTCCAATCATTAGCGGTTTCTTTCTTGATGACGGGATGGCCGGCGGGGTCTTTCGTTACCGGCAGGCCCTTCTCTTTGCTGTATCGCATGGCTGTTTTTTCGCTCACCCGAAGGTGCTGCGCTATCTCTTTCCATCCGGTAAGTAAATCGGTCATAGTGCCATCCTCGCTTTGATTTCTTCAGGGGTTAGATTTTCGTATGCGGACTTCTTCAGCCTCGCCTCCGGGTTCATCGCCATAAGCGCCACAGCATTGAATGCCGCCATGAGTGGGTCAATCTTCCCTGTGCCGCTTGCCTGCTTGGTGATATAGATATTATTGCCTTTCAACTCACACCTGGCATTACCAACGCACCAGGCCATAAGATGCTGGCCGCTGTGGATGATGGTTTTCTCGGCTACCTTGTGCTCCATCGTATTGATCGCGCTTGCGAGTTTCCAATTCTGCGGAACACCAACTATCCGTTCATGTTCTATCGCAAAGTTCCCCTCCGCATCTCCAGCCTCGATCTCATCCATAACCAATCCCATTCCCCACGGATCGACACCAATGCGGTCCAGGAGGCCGGACTTTTCACATATCCTGACGACATCGCCTATTTCTTTGATGTCTTGCCCAATCTCTTTGATGATGATCAGATCACCATCCCGCTCGAAATCGCGATATCTCGCCGCCTCTGATTTGCGCCTCTCAAGTGCTATGGGGTTTACCCATGCCACGGTGTGCAGCAGCCATTTTTTTGTCTCTGCATCTCTGCCCAGGACTGCCAATCCCGTGAGGTCATCCAGGCCGCCCTTGTCTATGCCGATCACGATCACATCAGATTTTTTGATAATTACATCAAGCGTTACATCCCCTGCCGCATCCTCCCAGAAGTCCGCCCCGGCCCATCTCTGAGCCTTCAAGGAAAGGCCCATCTCCACGTTTAGATGTTTCGCGAGAAAGCCCTGCATGGATTCCTGTCCCGCCTCTTCCGCCTTCTTGAACTCGCGCACAATGAACTCTTCATCGACGGATGCGCCGAGGTTTGGGTTTGTCACATAGAAATATTTCGGGTTCAGGTGCTTCTTCTCATCGAGAATCGCCTTGGGGAACTCGTAGATTACCGGCAGGAATTTCGGATCATCTATCCTGCCATCACGGACACCTCGGGCATAGTCGAGCTTCTGCTTGAACACGCCAGCGGGAGCCTCGTCGCTCTGCGTGGACAGATAGATCACGAACCCCTCCGGCCTGGATGCCAGACCACCGCAGGCCTCTCGAAGCATGTTCTCTGCATTCGGGCGCTTACCGAATAACCAAAGCTCATCAACCAGGATGCCCGTTGCCTTCTTGCCGCCCACCGTGTCACTGTCTGCGGCTACCACCTTCAGGATCGCGCCTGTTCCCCTGTGCGTAATTTGCCGGTAATGCTCCTGAATGTGCATCAGGTCGGATAGATCCTCGTCGGCCTTGATCATGTCGCGGGCAGGATAGA